AGCAAACAGAGATAAGTTCTTGGAACATACGAGCAAACTGTGCTTGTGCTGCCTTGATCTGTGTATCAAAGCCTGCCTGTAGCGCTTGTACGCCACGACCAGTAACAACGGATGCGTCAATGTTGCCTGAGCGTGACTCAGGATAGCGAGCACCTAGACGTAGTTCACGCTCTAGGACACCGGATTCAGTAAAGACTCCAGGTGGAAGTTCTAGTGGTACACGACGGATGCCTTGTGGATTAGCAGAACGCATAATCGCGTCTGGTCCGAGTGCCAACTCCTGCACATCTTGTGGAATAGCAATAGGTGCTTGGATAGACTTTTCAGCAGCTTGGATCTGCAATACTGCAAAGCGAGCACGAGCGAGTTGTACTGAGAGTACATCATCGAACTGACCGCGTGCTTCTCCGTCAAGGGAGGAACGCATAATGACAGATGCCATTGGCTTGCCTAGTATGTTAGGCGTGCTAGATAAAACTAGGTTCTTACGCTCTGGTAGATATAACAGGTCTTGATCTTTATCGTGGTACTTGACCATTGAGATATAAGGCGAAGACAACTGGTACTGATTGCGACCTAGGATCTGGTCGTAGAACTCTGGGTACTGTGCAGCCAATGTCTCTGCATCGGTAACAATAACTTGGGTAACCGATAAAACTCGACCATAACGATCTAGCTCTGGGTAGGTACCAAATGGGTTAAGCATACGGATACGAGGATTATTATCATCGTAATCCATCTCAACCATACCAACACCTAGGCCGTAGGTGTTATACCAATCGGCTGCGGTATACATTTGGAGTTGTAAATCAGAGTTTGTGGCGTAAAAGTTAGCGATACGGGTGCGAGTATCTGCAGCTTTACGTGCTGTATCGGAAACCATATTGGTTGCTGAGCAGTTAAAGGATGGCAGTGGAGCCATAGCTTCTGCTAGATCACGTGCTGCTACGTCAATGAAGTTGGCAACGAGAGGCTTTGGATAGTCCTCTGAAAACATAGCAGGGTATACCTTGGAGATATCTCCCTGACGTACCGAAAGCACATCGCGCATACGCTGGTCACGTGCTGCTGATCGTGAGCGTAGCCGCGCTACTTTCGCGTCAACTTCTTTGACTGATAACAATGGAACTCCTAATAACTGGGGGTAAAACTATTAACGGTTGCCTCGGCCTTTGCCGTATTGAGGTGCGGCTGATCCTTTTAGACCAGTCTTAGCAGCTCTTGTTGTCTCTTTAACTTGCTTCTTTAATTCAGCTACGGCGTACTCTTTGCGTAAACCTTTTTTACCATCTGCTGTTGCTCTTATAGCTGTTCCAACTGCTGTTGGGATATCGCGTGCTTCGCGTGCTGTTGTCTTTACACGACTTGCAACCTTGCCTACTGCGCCTGCTGCTTTAGCAGCTAGTGATGGTGACTTCTTCTTTGCAGCGGCTGGCTTAACAGTAACGTTCTTTGAACTTGTTACCATTGAACCTGGCTTAAATGTTTTCTTTGGTGGGACTGGAGTAGCCTTAGCGGTACCAGTGATCTTGATCTTTGGCTTTTCTGATTTCTTCATTGCTATCTCCTTAGATGACTCTCATTTTATTTTGTTCAGCGAAGGCTTCTTCTAAGTTAATCACTGTTCGCTTGCCCATCTCTTGGCGAGATAGGAATGGATTTTTCATATGGTGGGTGGCATACTTTCCGTAGTTGAGCATCTCACGTGCTCGGATCTCACAGAACCACAAAGCCATTACCATATCGGTCTTACCCTTAGTCGTTGGAGTCCAGGTAATTAACTGCTCGATCAAAGCCTTGATATTCTCAGTCTGATCTGATGGCAGATGTATTAAGTTATCTCGATGGTGTTTGCCATCAAACTGCTTAGTACCAAAGAGGGTAGACATAGAAGCTACACCAAAACCGGCATCCCACTTGTTAGAACCAGTGTGGTGTTCCTTGAACTGGACTCCGCGAGAAGCCAAGTGCATACGGATACCTTCATCTTGTGTTAAGAAGGATTGGAAGGCGTTCTTTTCGACAATCCACTCTGAGGGAGAGTAGAGGGATGTCCAATCAAAAATAAGATTACGGATATCGGCTGGAGACGGGCGGCTAATTTTAATAGCATCTACTATGTACCTCTTGCTCGTTGATCGGTCAATGGCGTAGCAGATAGCTGCAGTATCGCCAATCATTGCAGGATCAAGACCGCAAATATAAGTAAAGCCATTTAAGTCTCTAGGATGGCCTGGGTGACCGGCAACTAGGTTACCTGCCTTACGCATACCGTCAATAGATCCCTTAACACATACCGGATCAAAGGCAGCGTTTTCAGAAACATCTTGCTGTTGATATACTAAAGCCCAGGTGCTTGCATCCATTGCTTGGCGTTCGTTGTAAAGGTTACGTCCAGACCAGCGAGGATAGAGGCCGTCTTCGTTCTTATCAGATTCTAACTGTCCATCAAATGGAGCATCGGATGCTGGCCATAACGTAACCCACTTGTCGGGGTCTTCATCTGCCTCAAGCAGGGCCGGCATCGCTAGATACTTCCAAGGAACTTGGCCACCAGGGTAGCGGTCCTCTGAGCGTAGCTCGCGGTATAGATCCACCGAGGCCACACGAGTTCCGATAATAATCAGTTTACCCGTAGGGTTAAGACGGGAACGCACATCCTGGGTTAACCAGCGGATCTGCTTCTCAAACTCATTAGCGTTCTTTAAGGTCACCGCGTCATCTACAATAATCATATCTGCACGCTTACCGTAGATCTGACCACCGATACCAACGGCTTCGATGTTTGGGTCCTTTTCAGATGACTCACGGAGTTCATCACCAAAGGTGACACGGGTTGCTTGCCACGAAGCAGACTTGGAATTAAACCCTACGCCAGCAGCATAAGCTGCCTGAAGCTCTTGATACATTGGATGGGTCAGGCGCTGCTTGATGGCGTAGAGAAAGTCGGCAGCTAACTGCTGCGTTTGGGATACAATCAATACTCTAAAGTTAGGATTCCTACATACCTGCCAGGTCACGTAGTCCACCGTAATCGTGATGGACTTGGCGTGGTTGGGCGGGATATTTATCAGGACGCGGTTTGCTGCCAAGCCTGGCTCAAACTTCATAGAGGGGTGTAACCAACCAGGCTCTCTACCCTCGATTACATCTACGATATTCTGCTGATGGGGGAAGGTACGGCTATGCAGGAAACGTTGCCGGAACTCTGTAAAGGTCAAGTCGTGGACATCGCCGGAGGCGAACTGCTTATCCTTTAACCCTAGGCGGGTTCGATCTACCTTATCTGCAAAAACTTTATCTGTGCGCCGGTAATACTCATAAGTCTTAATGGACTTGCCGGCAGAGCCGCAAGCGGCATCAATGGTCATACCTTCTGCGACAGCGCCGAGGATGACTCGCTTAGCTATATCAGCCGAGTTGTCAGCCATTGGACTCCTAAGACCGGCTGGGCCGGAAGTGATTTTATTATCGGGCTGAGCAATTTATCGGATCTAGTATTAGATAGACCTCACCCGACTAAAAGGTACCGGAGCCGTCGGGCTTGGCGCCCGAGCGAGCCACAGCGAAGTGAGGGGTAAGTCAGTACTCGGCCTAGGGGCCTCGCAAGAGGCCAACCGAACGGGTCGCAAAGCTCTCCCCGCTTTGCTCCCCTACTGTATACTAAGGCAGGAAATTTAGAGCATTTCCCGTTTTATTTATGTGACCTTGATCACATACAGTATAAGTGCTGTTCAGAGCCACTTTTAGCTTCACTTTAGCAAATATTTTTTGTTGGGGAGTATTACTCTCTCATCGCGGGAATTTAACATACCCGGGTGGTCGAGGGCGACACGCCCGACCGCGTTGCCAACTGTCCACAGGGCTGTGGATAACTTTGGTCTATAAATTCTATTGGGGCTGACTATAGATCCGGCGCCGGCGCACCCTTACCCCTAAGCCCTATCTATTAAGTAATGACCAACCAACCAACCAACCGGCCAACCGATTACCAACCAACCAACCAACCGCGCTGCACCCTGGCAATCAATCAACCGGCCACCGCGTAAGTTACCGGTAAGTAGATTACCCGTCGGTAAGTTACTCACCGGTAGAAGCTATGACACGATATCCGGCAATCGTTGCCCTATCCGGTATAGTCCGGTAACCTTGACCTATCGGCAATCGTTGCCGGTATCTAATGAAAGAGGATATCAATGACCACTACATCAACCGCTGCAATCGTCACGATCAGCAAGGTTAAGGATCTAATAGATACATCTATCGGAGAATTCATATCTCACGATCAAGACTATTGCATAGATGAAGATGACTTTAATGCAATCGTGTTAGGAATCAATAGCGATCTAGATCTACGCGATTATGCGTTAGGTCTACCGATTGCACACGATATCGAACTAGTACGCGGTTGGATCTCATTCTTCATTACTGAACTATCAGAAGATGAAGATTCTCGCGTACCATTCCACACGATCTATTCTGCCCTATCTTATGAGATGAAAGAGATGACTATCGCTAACGCCTATCTTTCACTAGGAATTCAGAAGGACTATTCTCTCGCTAATCTACTTTTACGTGTTTATTCTGCCGGTTGGCCAACCGGTGCAATCGCTAAGATGCGTGAAGAATTACATCCTAAGGTAATTGAAGCGCTAATGAGTAAAGGTCTTCAGTCAGTAATCTGATGGCGTACTATCGGCCACCGGTTCACCGGTGGCCGGTGGTCTGCAATTAGGTGCAGAATATAGAAGAGAAGAGGCAGATAATGTGTGAAGAATATAACGGTTGGTCTAATCGTGAGACGTGGGCAACCAATCTATGGTTAGGTAACGATTACGGGATAAGTAAAGACCTTGAGATATATTTTCAAGAACTACACGATGATGAAGAACCAACCACCGCCGACATTATGAGAGTCTTTACCGATTACCTTGAGATATATGTAAATAACCTATTGGACTTTCATAACCTAAGTGAGACCACCTACTCAATGCTTACCGATATTGGCTCACTCTATCGCGTAAATTGGCGCGAGATAGCGCAGACTTATGCAGAAGAGAAGGCTAACGCGTGAGGCTCACGAGAAGAGGAAAGATCGTCATAGCGGTTGCAGCTAGCCTAGCGATTGGCATAATTGTATGGATCTCCGGCAATCTATGGTTCACCGGTTCCGGTTGGTGCATAGGTTCAATGTCTAAGTGTGTAGGAATATAGTTTAGGCGCGTACTATCGGCCACCGGTTCACCGGTGGCCGGTGGTCTGCACCTAATGGTTAGGGCAGATCCTCACCACCTACCGGTGGAAGAGGGCAATATAGTGGAAGAGGGCAATAGTATGAATATAGTGGAAGAGGACAAGATCGTAACTAATAGCCTTACAATTAAGGCCGGTGATATGGTTGAACTATTAGAAGGCGCGATCACTCACGCCGATAAGGGTAAGGATGCCATACGCGCATTGAATAGTGTGCAGATATTAGGTGGCGCTGGTCAACTAATCGCTAGGACAACCGATAGGTATCGCCTAATTGAAGGTAAGATTGAGGGTGAAGGCCACCTAGATCATAGCCTTATCGCATTAGATGATGTGAAGAGGGTGATCTCTCTCGCTAAGGATAATAGATACGGATCAATTACCCTTACGCGTGTAGGTGATCTACTCACCGTTAGCATCAATGGCAGCGCGATTACCTTGCAATTATTAAGCGAGAATTATCCTAAGACTTTCAACGATCTATTGAATGAAGAGAAGAGAGATAATCTAGGCGTGATCTCTTTCAATCCTAGCTTTATGGCCGATTATGCAAAGATCGTAGGTAAAGGTAAGGCTATCAAGGTGGAATTTATAGGTGAAAATAAGCCTATGATCGTGATCCTTACCGGTGAGAAGGTTGAATGGAAGGCGCTATTGATGCCAATGCGGATCATCTAGGTTAGAAGGGTATTATCCGGCTATACTCATACGGTATAGT